CATATGCACCAGGCAAGCGGAATAGAATGAAGGATCTCCCTAGGGGTGACGACGAAAAATATTATGCTTTAGCATAGACCTATGTTAAACTCTTAAGACGGAGGATGTATGGCACAGCAACCATTTTCAAAACACAATAGAAAGATAGCAGATAGACAACATATCATTAATTTAGGGGTAGATGAGAAGTATGCTGACGCTATCATGAAGCAGTATAGTGGGGATGCTTATAAATTTAAGCTATCTGACGCAGGTGGTTTTGTTCCAATAGCCAGTAAGTTTGCTGACGAGAGGGCCTCAGAATTCGATGAAGGAGCGTTTAGTAAGCAACACGAGCGGGACTGGGTATCTCTTTCTGGTGTAGCGGGAGACAAAGGGCAGCACTACGCACAAAGTTTGGCACAGAGTAAGCAAGCTTTCCGCAACCAGAAATACAATGAAGAGGTTCAGAAGCTTCACGGCTTTCAGAAGCTAGTACAGACAGAAGTAGTACAGTCTAAAGAGATACGAGATAGAGTGAAGAAGCTGCGAGCAGGTGGCGGAGCATATAAAAGCATATTAGGTGGAAGTGCAGCAGGCAAAGGGCAGGCAGCGGATACCGGCCCATCCTTGTTAGGTGGGCTACAAGTTACAAAAGGTAAATCACTACTAGGCTAGGAGTCATATATGATAATTGGAGAAGACAAGCTCGGCGTATATGTCGTCAAGAAAGCAGCAAAGATGGAAGTCAAACGCTCTACGTGGGATCCTCTCTGGGATGGCGTAGCTGAATATATTGTACCTAAGAAAGATAATGTATATGGAGCAGCTGTAAAAGGTGAGGAGAAACACAATCGGCTATACGACTCAACTGCAATTAACTCTAACGAACAACTAGCGTCAGCCCTACATGGCTGGTTAACTAACTCAGCTTCTGTATGGTTTGGTGTCACTACCGGTGATCAAGACCTAGATAACGATGATGACGTAAGAGAGTGGACGCAGAAAGTAGTTACAATTATTATCAACACATTAAACCAATCTAACTTTCAGTCAGAGATACATGAAGTATATATCGATCTAGGTAGCTTCGGTACAGCGTGTATGCGTATTGAGGAAGATGATAAGGTACATGTAAGATTTACAACACGTCCAATCTATGAACTCTCCGTATCTGAAAACTATAAGAATGAAGTAGACACAGTAGCATATGAGTATAAGCAAACACTTCAGCAAATAGTTGATGAACATGGAGAGGACGCTCTTGTAACTGACGAGCTACAGAATAAGCATAGAGAGCACCCGATGGAAGAGATCACTCTAATACACTTGGTAGAGCCCAGAAAGAACACACCTAAAGAATTGCGGAGTAAACTCACAGGACCAACATCATTCCCATTTGCCTCCTTTCATGTCCTAAAGGACACTAAGACAGTGCTTAAAGAAAGTGGTTATAGAGAGAACCCCTACGTTATACCAAGATGGACTAAACTATCTGGGGAGATGTATGGACGTTCTCCTGGTATGAAAGCCTTAGCAGATATTAGAATGATTAATAAGATGAAGAAGGCAACAATAGAAGCAGCACAGCTAGTAATAGCACCACCTACACAGACACCTGATGATGGTGTACTACTTCCAGTAAGGCTTAAACCAAACGGAAGAAACTACTACAGAGCAGGAACTAAAGATAGAATTGAGAAGATAGATATCGGTGGAGACGTTAGAATATCAGACGCGCTACTAGAAGGTATAAAGCGAGATATAGAGAAAGCCTTTTTTGTTGATCAACTCAAGCTTGTTGAGAAGGATAGAATGACAGCCGAAGAGTCTAGTATAAGGCGGGATGACAATCTACGTACACTAGGTCCTATCCTAGGTAGACAGCATAATGAATTACTAAAGCCTATAATAGAGAGAGTGTACAATATATTGGACAGGAAGAAGATGTTCCCACCACTACCAGAGAAGCTTAAAGGAAGACCTCTAGAGATTCAGTATAAGTCACTTATCGCTAAGGCACAGAGATCAGCAGAGGCTGAGTCTTTCACACGATTACTCCAATTAGTTATGCCTCTAGCAGAAGCACAGCCTGAACTACTAGACAACTTTGACGGCGATGAGCTTGTCAAATTTGGCGCTGACGTGTATGGTACTTACTATAAGATAGTAAAGAAAGCAGCAGACGTTAAACAGGTCAGAGAGCAGAGACAGCAGCAACAGCAGCAACAAATGCAAATGGCGCAAGAACAGCACGTAGCAGAAGTGCAGAGTAAGGCACCACAAGGAGACTAAATGGCATTTTTCAAAAAAGCAAAAGACAGAGAACAACTAGTCCTCTCTTACATTCGTACGTTTAAAAGCGAAGATGGTGAGGCAGTATTAGACAGCCTTGTCAAGCAATTTCAGGTGTTCGATTCAATTATCGATTCAGATCCAATAGAGATGGCATACAAGGCAGGGCAGCGTGATGTCATTTTGCGCATCCTGCGTACTATTAACACTGATCCTATAAAGCTCGCAGAGCGTATAATAGGGCAATCAGAGGAGGAAAGAAATGACTGATTCAGTATTAGGACAAGAAGTAGAAGTAGAAGCGACCACAACAGAACCGACAACCGAAGATATCGGCGGTGCTTCTGAAGCAGGAACAACTACAAACGATGAGACTCACGAATGGTTAAAGGGAGTAGAAGGGCTAGAGGAAGAGTATCTAAAAGAGCCAAGCCTCAACTCTATTAAAGACATCCCAGGACTAGTTAAGAGTTACGTACACGCCCAGAAACTTATTGGTAAGGACAAGCATGTATTACCCGATGAGAACTCTGGTGACGAAGACTGGAAAACGCTAGCACACAAGCTAGGGCTGCCAGAGGATAAAGAGAAGTATGATATCGCAGAGCAGGTAGGAGAAGGGGAAGAATCTGTATTCGACGAGAACCAACTCGCAAACTTTAAAGAATTTGCCTATAATAATAACCTACTCCCTAAGCAGGCTAACCAACTGTTAAGCTACATGAGAGGACAACAAATTGCTGATGAGCAAAAGCTCGAAGCCGATGCGTCTCAAGAGCTGTCTGATGGTATAGCCGCGCTTAAGGAAGAGTGGGGAGATGATGGGTTCGATAACAACATAAACAAAGCTACTACAGTAGTATCTGAGTTTGGTTTTGAGGGACTCAAAGAGTATTTCAACGAGACAGGTATAGGGAACGATCCCATGCTCATAAGATTCCTAGCAAAGGTGGGCGGATCTCTTACAGAAGACTCGTTTAATAGCGAAGCTGTAGGACATTTAGGGCTAACTAAGGAAGAAGCTGGGGATAAAGTTATGGGTATGTATGCGGCAGATCATCCATATATTAACAGTGAGCACGCGGAACATGCTAAAGCGCAGAAAGAAATGGCTAAATTACAAGAAATACTAGCTAAATAAGTTGCATTTTAAATCGTACTCGGTTATTCTAGTAGCACTAACTGTTAGGATAACCAGTACGGCCCTGTAAAAAACAGAAAGAGATAGGCCCCACAAGGATAACCAATCGCTAGATATTAATAAGATAACTTTTTAACAGGAGCTGCTATGAGCGCACAAATTTCAACCGCAATGGTGAACCAGTTCAAATCAAATGTTTGGCATCTGGCTCAGCAAAAAGGTTCTAAGCTTCGTTCTCTAGTGAGAAACGAAAGCCAAAAATCAGAAAAAGCATACTACGACTATCTAGGTGCTGTGTCTGCACAACAAAAAGTTGGGCGACATGTGAAGGTAACTTACACAGATACTCCACACAGCAGACGTATGGTAAGTCTAAACGACTATTTCCATGCAGATATGGTAGATAAAGAAGACAAGATCAAAGTCATCCAGAATCCTGAGTCAGAATACTCAAAGGCATTCTACATGGCGATGGGACGACAGATTGATGATATCATCATCGATCAACTAATTGGTACTGCTTACACAGGTAAGGCAGGAGCAACTTCAACCGCTATGACAAGCACACAAAGATATGCTTGTACTAATGGTTCTGCTTTTGGAAACCTTAAAGTAGCCGACCTTAGAGTAATCAGAAAGTTGTTCAAAGAGAATGAGTGTAGCGAGGAGCCAATTTGTATGCTTATCTCTGCAGATCAGGAAGATTCATTACTACAAGAAACAGAAGTTACTTCAAGTGACTATGCTGCTATTAAAGCCCTTGTAGCTGGTGAGATCAACACTTTCATGGGTATCAAGTTTGTTCAAATCGAAAGATTAGACCAACTAGCAGCTGACATCACAGTAGGCGTAATTACAACTGGTGCTATCTCTGGTGGATCTGATACTATTACAGCTTCTACTTCTCGTAGATGTATTGCTTTCCAAAAGTCAGGTTTCGTACTTGCAATTGGCGCAGACATCACAGCGAAAGTAACTGAGCTTCCTGAATATCATTACGCTAACCAAGTTTATTTCTCTATGACAATGGGTGGATCTCGAATGGAAGAAGTCCGTGTTATGGAAGTAATCGCAACTGAATAAGAATAGGAGTATTTATGACCGCATTATATGGTGCAAATTACACAGATGAATATGTTTCAGTTCCTTCAGTGAAGGGCGGAAACGGAGAGTACGGTGGTAATCTAATCACTTTTATTGATGAGTATATTATCACAGCAACATTACCGGACACAGCTGACACAATCCAGATCTGCAAACTAAGAGCAGGTATGAGAGTTATTGGTGTTAAGCTGCTGGGTATCGGAACTATGTCAGGAACCGGGACTCTAACAGTTGGTTTCGACTCTGACAATACTACCGCAGAGTCTGATGATGCTGATGGTTTCGCTACAACTTGGGACATCTCAGCAGGGAACAGCATAGGTGGATCAACTCCTCCTTTTAATCTCGGCGCTCTAGTGGGTAAGAAGCTAGGAGCTGATGGCTCTGTTTATGCGTATATCTCTGAAGATTTCGCAGACCACGTAGCCGGAAACAAGCTAGTTTTTGCTTTAATAGTCGCAGACAATTAGACAATACGGGGGGCTTCGGTCCCCTTCTTTTCATTGAGGTAATCCATGGCTACAACTCAGTTACAAGTTTGTAATTACTCATTACTTCTAGCAGGTTCTGAAACTATCACACAAGCAGAACTAACAGCCGCTACTATAAAGCGCGCGGTCCTATGTGATACATTCTATGTACCACTTCTTAAAGACCTACAGAGACAACACAATTGGAATTTCATGAAGACAACAGTAGAACTCTCCGCTATATCTGGTGATGTAGATGAGGGTGGTTGGAGTTACGACTTCACTCTACCTACTGATTATATACAAGCAATAGCAATTCATTACACAGATAACGGTGGACCAGTGCCTGACGGTGCCTGGGAAATCATAGACGACACACTCTACTGTGAGCACAGTGAGATAAGCTTGGAGTATGCTGCGTATAAAGTACAGCATGACGATTGGAGTTTCGACTTCGCTAAACTATTCAAATACGTATTAGCCTTAGAGCTATCATATCCATTAACTACTAACGAGAAACTAGCAGCTAGGCTAGAGTTTAAAGTAGACAAGCTTCTAAAAGACGTTAGATTCAACAATGCCAGAGAGAATGGCAGGAGAGACTGGGCAATTAATGACTTCACAGATTCAAGAACAGACGGGATCTAAGCATGAAATATAATATACTCAAGACAAGTTTCGCATCGGGCGAACTCGGGCGTAAGATGGTAGCTAGAGAGGAAGCTGATCAGTATAAATCTGGTGTAGCTACTATGCTCAACTATGTACCATCTAAATCATCAGGTGCATTCCGTAGAGATCCTACTAGGAACCTACTAGAGTGGACAGTATCTCCCGCCACAACTAAGCCAGAGAACCTAGTAC